CGTTAAATTACGTGGTCAATGCTGTTGACTTCCAATTAACAGATGGATTTAAGTTCAAAAAACTCGTATTTAATGGTTTTGAACTCACCGAAAAAGATGATTCAACAGCGTTAACCGATTGGCAAACAGAAACCCATTACGCAGTGAACGTTATTTCAACATTATCAATTGAGGTCGTTAAACACTTCACAGTCGTTGAGGAAAATGAACCGGTTACTGAATTAGATTCACTGTTCGATCTGACTGTTGCCTTTGTTACTGAAACACGTGTATGTAACATTAGCGGAATTCAACGTAAGTTCCGTATCGGTTACAATCGTGCTGTACGTTTAGTTGGGCAAATGGAAGAGAAAGGCATTGTGGGTCAAGCAAGACCTAACGGTCGTGATGTATTAACTGACCCTGTTGAGGAATAACCATGGCAACACCAGAAGCTAAAGCATCACAAGAAGTAAAGCTGAGAGCGTCTGATTGGGGTTGCAAGCTGTTTAGGAACAACAGTGGTGCATTGCCTAACCCTGAAACGGGTGTACCCGTCCGTTACGGTTTAGGTAATATTTCCAAGAAATTCAATGCTCAGATTAAATCGAGTGATGAAATAGGTTGGACACCTGTTGTCATCACACCCGAAATGGTTGGAAAGACAATTGCTGTGTTCACTGCCTTTGAGAATAAAACTGATAAGTTCAAGATCCGTGAACAGTATCGTGAAGGTAGTCGTGAAGCAGCTCAACTTAAATTTATAAACATCGTTAAACATGCTGGTGGTATTGCCGGGTTTACCCGTAATGCCGCAGATGTTGACCACACATTACAGGAGTATGTCACATGGTTGACATCAAAGAATTAAAACAGGCTGTCATAGATTACAACATGGCCAACAAGAAAGATTCACCCGATTACAATATAAATCGTAATCGTTTATGCAAACTGGCAGATAAATACGGTTTTGAAGCAACCGCTATTGCAACTGGTTTTACTGAAACAACAGTAAAACAGCATTATCGAAATGCGTCCGGTACGGCCATGATTTCGTCTCACAAATTAGATCGTGCAGAAACCGTATTGTCTGGAATGTGACTTAGTTCACATTTTTTATCTCAACCGTGTCGTATGATTGCTTCACGGTTTATTTATTTTTAACAGGAGAATGTCATGAACAGAACACGATTAATTAAATGGTTAGCGGAAAACGTGACCATTGAACAATTCAACACCGGTAGCTTCACATTACCGAAAGAAGCGCTCGTTTTTGGTTTTACTTGGAGCAAAGGCCAAGTTGACGGTATTGGATTTATGCCGATCACGGAAACAGATGTTCGTTTAGCTAAGGTTACATCTGGTGTTAAATCAGGAGCAATGAACATTAATGATGCTCGTAAGTCGATGGAAACCGATAATTTCAGAAGTCGTGGTTGTTGTCCGGATTGTGGCCATGAATGGACCGTTGAATTTGATGTCGATATAGAAAAAGGTCCTTGTCCTTCTTGTGGTGCACAGTCTCCTTTGAGTGTTGAACAACGTCACTTCGACAGTGATAACGATGGTGTTGAACCGGTACAGCTTTATTCAGCAACAAACATTCTCAAGGTTGCTGCTGATAATATTGGTGACCGGGCCAATGAACGCGATACAGAGTCAGAACGAAGCATGAAAGCTACAGTTGCATCGTTTAACGCAATGTACGGTACTGAGCTAACCGAAGAACAAGGCTGGATGTTCATGGTGTTCTTAAAAGCTGCACGTGCCAAAGGTGGTGATTTCCGTGACGATGATTACGTTGATGGCGCCAGTTATTTTGCATTGGCCGGTGAATGTGCAGCAATTGAACGAGGTTAAAATTATGGTAGCTAATATGAAATTAATTTCGTTCAGTCTAATTATTTTATTGTCTGGTTGCGGAATAAGAGAAGGTGTTGTTTATTCGAAAAACCACTCAGATGCATATACACATTTACAACCAATGTTGGTTGGTAAAATCACCACTTTAATACCTGTTCACCACCCTGAAGAATGCACAATATCCGACCATGACAATTGAAGATCTTAAGCGTATGGATATTGAATCTATTGCTGATAAAGACTGTTTACTTGTCATGTGGTGGGTCGGTTCTCAACCTCAAGAAGCTATTGACCTTGTTCGCGCCTGGGGGTTTACCATCAAGAACATGAACGGCTTTGTCTGGAATAAGTTAACTAAAACAGGTAAACCGTTTTTCGGTATGGGCTTCTATAGTCGTGCAGGAAGTGAGTCTTGCATCATTGCCACCAAAGGTAAACCTAACATCGTTAATCGTGGTGTACGTGCTGTATTTAACCAGGAACTAGATGATTTAAACGTTATTGGCTCTTATCCTGTTGGCCGACATAGTGCTAAACCGGCTGCATTCAGAAAAAAATGTCTGCAGTTGATGGGTAATGTACCTCGTTTAGAAATGTTCGCCCGTCAAGCTATTGCTGGTTGGGATGTTTTCGGTAATGAAGCACCTGGTACTATTTCAATTCCGTTTAAGGAGTGATTTGTGGAAGAACTAATGAAAGCTTATTTTGAGCAACACGAATACATTGATGAAATATTAAGTGTTGATGCTGTGATCGAAAATGATGAGCAGTTTTATCGTGTGGAATTTGAAAACAATTGTCTAAACACAGGTAGAGATTATGCGTTTGTATCTGTTTCTGACCTACTCGTTTTCTTACATTCAGGTGAGGTGAACTATTAATGAGTAATCAAATCGTAATCCCTCACAACTGTATTTACTGGTATGACATCGAGAGTTATATCAATTTTTTCTCCATCTGTATTGAACGTGAAACAGATAACGCACGTTGGCAGTTCGAGATCTCTGATTGGTATCATCAGGGTCAAGAACTGTACCACCTTCTGATGCAAATCAAAGCGTCTGGTGGTCGTATGGGAGGGTTTAATAACTATGGGTTTGATTACCCTATGTTACACCTTCTGATGCAACAGCAAGGCATGATAGATGCAGCCACACTTAAACATAAATGTAACCATATCATTCAGTCTGGTAATTCAGGTGATCGGTTCAGTAATATCATATGGGACCGTGACCAGTTTGTACCACAACTTGACCTGATGAAGATCCACCACTTCGATAACGTTGCTAAAATGACATCATTGAAGCTGCTGGAATTCAACATGCGTATGGGTGATATTGTTGAACTACCATACCCGCCAAATCATGTACTCACACTTCCTGAAAGCCGGGAGGTGCTTACTTATAATTGGCACGATGTAAAAGCTACTCGTAAACTTGGTGACAGAACAAAAAATGCGATCGCATTCCGCGACAAGTTGACTGAAAAATACGGTCGTAACTTCACGAACCATAATGATACTAAAATTGGTAAAGATTATTTCATTATGCGTTTGGAAGAAGCGGGTGTTAAAACAGGTAAAAACATTCAGTCACCAAGGGATATGATCAACGTTAACGATATTATTTTCCCATATGTTAAATTTGAAACACCAGAATTTCAGGCTGTACTTGACCAATTACGGAATACAGTGATCACTGAAACAAAAGGCGCACTCGATATACAAGTTGATTTTCATGGTATTGTTTATAAGTTCGGTACAGGTGGGCTACATGCAGCAACAGACAATCGGATTTATACATCAACAGATGAACTACTTGTTGAAATGCGAGACGTAACCAGTTATTACCCTAGCCTGGCCATTAAAAACCGATTGTACCCTGAACATCTTAGTGAAATATTCTGTGATATTTACGAAGATATGTTTCTACAACGTACAGACACCAAAGCGACAATGGCAAAAATAAAGAAACGTTTGGGTGAAATTGAAAAAGAAATGCGTAAGTTCCATCCCAACAGTGACAAGTACAAAGAGTTAGATGACGAACAAGGGATGTTGAAGTTAGCATTGAATGGTACTTATGGTGACAGCAATAACGTACATAGCCCTTTCTATGACCCGAAATTCACAATGTCGATCACGGTTAATGGTCAATTGTTGTTGTGTATGTTATGTGAACAGCTTGTGAAAGTCCCTGGTTTAGAAATGATTAATGTGAACACTGATGGTGTAGGTTTCATTTACCCTCGTGAATATAAATCACACATTGATGCTGTCTGTGAGTGGTGGGAACAAACAACAATGCTCAACCTAGAAACAGATGAATTCACCAAGTTCATACAACGTGACGTTAACAATTACATAGGTGTACAAGACGGTAAGGTGAAGCGAAAAGGTGCTTATGAATACAAAATAGGATTACATCAGAATCATTCATCACTGGTTATACAAAAGGCTGTTGAGGCGTATTTCATGTACGATCAAGACATATCCGAGTTCATTCACAACCATGACGATGTTTATGATTTCTTCTTGCGAACCAAAGTACCTAAAAGTAGTCATTTACTGTGTGGTGATGAACAGGTGCAGAACGTGTCCAGATACTACGTGAGTGAAACAGGTGGAGCGTTAACCAAAGTCATGCCACCTACTGGTAAACTTATCGAAAAGTGGCATACAGCGGCTCACTGGAAACATCGTGACAATGGTAAACATGCAAACGCACCCAAAGCACCATCAGGTAAATATGATTTATGTCCTGCACCATCTGAACTACCGCCAGATCGCAGAATGAGTATACAGAAAGGATATCTCGTGACCATTTGTAACAGTGTTTCCGGTCACGAGTTTAATGACATCAATTACGATTACTATATTGCTGAAGCTCGTAAGTTAGTTGATGAACTTATGTGATATGCACTTGCGCTAATCTAATCAAACCCCCATCTTAGCCCATCCAAACTTAGCCATGTATCAGCATCAGTTGTTGCCATATTAACAGCGTCATTAACAACCAAGTTTGCATTGGCTGGTGCAGGGGTTGCAAATTGCGTCTGTATACCGCCAACAGTACCACGGATAACGATAGGTAAGCGGGTTGGAGCTGCAGGCCTTAAATAGGCAGGCAGATTGCAAATAACTGCATTAACATTAGATAGTTGTTGCAGTAGACCTGTCACTATAACACCATAGTTTTTCAAATCTATTCCAAAGGCTGCGTTTGCAGTGTACTGTTGCCAGTTGCCAGCGGATAATGTTATTGGGTCGTTGTAGAATCGATTTGTAACTGTTCCCTCGTCTCGTGATGATCCAATTCGCAAACGTGCTGTGTCATCACATGCGTATTTATTAACAACAGTCCCACGCGTGATATATGTATCAACTATTATTTGACCATGACCAACAGCATTTAATCCCCGTAGCGACGCGTTTGCGACGATTAGCGTCCCGATCTTCATTGCTGCGTTTTCATACCCGCCACCAGTTGCTTGGTTTTTATATGCACAAGCATCGGTCACGTTTGATATTTTAACCGTACCAAAAGTGTAGTTATAATGCTTGATGTCAGAGATAGGGAACAAGCCTGATGCACCAGGGTAGTTACGTCCATTTATATTTAAGTGTTCTATATGAAAACCATCAATAAAATTATCAACGGTGCCACCACTTTCACCTACCCCGTTCACAGCCCCCCAAGCCTTCACTACCCCTAGCTTTACATCTGTTACGTTGGCCGTTGAGCTATAAGTAAACACGCCGTAATTAGGTACATTTGGCGCACTGTGCGGTGTTGTATTTTGCGGCTGAAGGTCTGTAGATACTGAAGTTAGATCTATATCGTTGCAGGCTGCGTAATCATCCGCCTTTAAATTGAAATGCTCGTCACCTCCAGCATAACCGTTTAGATTCCCGCCTCGTACAACATCCCCCTTTATAACAAACGGATGCAGAGAGTACATACCATGCATATTTTCCATGTGACCATCACTGAATGACTCTTGTAACAGCGCATGGCCGACAGTTGAGGATTTTATGCACAACCCTATTATGTTTTTTGCGTTGTAGCCATTACGTTGCACTGGAGAGCCTACATCAATTTGGGCTAATGCGAACGCGTCCCAAGTTCCGCCACCAAGTGGATAGTCATTTGTATCACCTGTAAAAGTTGGGAAATATGTCTGCCTTACAAACTCACCGTTATCATAGCCTACATTCGTGTGGCTAAAATTATCAGCGCTTATCCTGAATGCACCCTCTATAATAGAGCCACCCTCTAGCCTGTCGCAATTAGTTGAAAACCACGGCTTTTTTGCGCCTATAATCGAAATGTTTGCAGCCTGTATTGGTGATGTCATATCGCTAGGCTTGTATCGTTTATTAAGTAGAAGCACGTTCCCGCCGAGCGCTATTAATGCATTAGTAGCGTATAGAACTGCATTCTGCTGATCTCCAAACCAATCCGGTCGTATGTTCCACCCATCCCACTGCCGCACCCACGCGCCGGACGCACCTGTTAGATCATCGCTAGGGGCGACATAAAGCCCGCTAAGTAGATCAGCAGTAACGAACCCAGACAGGTCAGAGTCATCAAACACAAACAAGCCACCACCATCGTCACCAGCAGAGTCTCTATATAGTAAAGTGTGTGATTGCTTTTTATTTGCCGAACGTAGTTTGTTGTAATTGTCAACTATAGAAATAAGGGTGTAGGCCGAAGGACTAGAAACATCAGTTTCAAGCTGATCGCCTACAACGCTAACAATCACCTCACCAGCACCAACGCCAGCAGGCAATTCCCAAGTTGCTTGGTCATCAGGGTTGTGCAAATACTCCTTTTCTGCCGTTATCACCTGCCCTGCAACGCCGTTTAAAACAGCCTCGCGCGGTACGTTTAGCGCTAGAGCGATTGATTTTAAAATATCGGTGATTTCATAGGTGTTTACCTGCTCACCAGCGCTTGATTCTATTTGATCTACTAAAATTTTACCGTATGGCATTAGATTGTACTCCCTAAAATTACATATTCAGAACCGACAGGCACTGTTACCGTAACGCCGTCTGACACTGTTGGATTTATTGATAACGCGTTTTGCCCGGCAGGTATTGCAATATCTGCGTCAATGGTCTGCCCGAACAGTTGTATTGTACCAGATTGTTTAGTGTAACCTGTTGCTGCTAGTTGCCAGCCTTGCTCGTCAAATGGTGTTGAACCGGCCGTTACTGTTTTAGGAAAAGCACCGTTCCACGCATAAAACCCTTCGTTTGCATTGCTATCAAGTGGATCACCTGCGTAGTAAACCGCATCGCTAAGTTTTGTAACCGTACATCCATCTGTAAAATTACCGATCACCTCATAACCTGCCGCAGCAATGGCTGCGGCTTGAGTGTTATCAAAATCGGTTTGCTGTTGTGATATCTGTGTGTCAAATGTCTCCTGATTATCACTGTACTGACTGTCAAACAATACTTGGTTATCTGCAATAACTTGTGGTATTGCTACAGCCGCTTCAGCTTCAACCTCTGCAACGTATGCTGCAATATCAGTTAATGCTTGGTCTTTGGCGCTATCAACCTCTGCAACATCTGCATCGATCTTGTCTGTTGCACCGGTGAGTGTGGCTCTAGTTTTACCGTACTGGTCCACAAATGACGGGGCACCCGACTTAATGAATTCGGTGATAGAGTCCATGTTTCCACCGGACTCTTCCACCTGTTCTAACGTTGGTATAGGCATGTTATATTGTCTCCATATCATCCTTATAATATCGAGAGTCATAATTGATGCTCGATATGGTATTTATTTCTTGTCCGTCATCTAGTTTAAACTCAATCGTTTGAGGTATCAATGCTATCGACTCTCGGAGCTGTTCACTACAGAACGTGTACTTCGTTTTGTCACGGTCATAACCTTCATAAATCGCTTCTGCAGGTGTGGAGGAAAGGACAATTTCAAACTCTGAATCACCCTCAGTACATAATATCAATTCGCTATTATCACCATTGGCACTGGTAAACTGCACGTAATGATCTTCACCATCAATAAAAGCAACAGGTTCAGACAGTTCAACAACAAGACCATTCACTTCAACGATTTCACCATCGTAAATATTATAGCCGTCTGTGTTACCTTTGTGACGAACAAACCGTGTACCATCAGGTGAATCAATACGTTGACCGGGCACTATCACACGGCCAAATTCATCGACATCGAATTCAGCATTAACAACATGGTAAATCTGTTTATTGCGCATCCGTAATGCACGACGATAAGCCTGTAGTTCGGTAATACAACCCGGAAATTCTTGACGATCAGGATTATTGGCCGTTCTGTCTGACGGAATGTAAATGGTGTCTGTAACACCTGTTTCTTCATTGCGATAACTTAGTTCTACACCGTCATATTCTTTAAAGAAAATATCTTCTCTTGTTTCTGACTCTGATATTTTATTTCTACAAGTTATCTGCAGTGAAGATGTTGGTTGTTCCTTTTCGAAGAACGCATCATACACACCGTTTTGCACGTAAGGTATACAGTTCACTACGTTACATATTGTGGTGAACATGTCCTCATAGGACATTTGTGATGTATCAAAATCATAACCGAACCGGATCATTTCAGTCCCACCAAAGTAACCATTTATCTGATCCTTCAGTAACAGCATGTTTTCTGCATTTATTTGTGAAATGTTAAGTCTGCCGCATTTCGGATCTAGTGCTGTATGTATTAATATCTGACTAAAATCATCAGTAGCATAACTTTCATCAGGGCCAAATGTTCCACCGCTGAAGTATTGCGTGATCTTGCGTGTCAAATCCAAGTTTGTTTTACGCTGCTTAATCAATCGACTTTGGCTGTTACTAGGTACAACACAGTGCATTAATGTTACGTCACCAAAATCGACGCCCGGAGGGTTTGGCTCGAACGAATACAATAATGTCCATTCAATTTTATCAACGTTGGATATCCCCGCACCTTTGTCTCTGTCGGTTGTTCTTCTACCGTATACACGGGAACGCTCAAACAGTGCATCAATGTACACGGTTTGATAAACACTACTTGTTACATTGCCGGGGTTTGATGAATAAGCAACTGATGTAATGTTCACAACACCAGTAGGGTCACCATTAATATCTAATTGTTCAACAACGAATTCAACACCTGCATCAATTCGCTTGTATGCTGTACCATCAATTTTGTAAAAACCAGAAGCACTCGTTAAGTTTATGATTATTCGTTCTGCACCCTGATAGATACTTATCGGCCCTATTATGTTATCGAACACTTGGCCGATATCAGGGTTTAGATTTTGAGGCACTGATATCACAAGGTTGGAGTATTCATCCGATCCACTGTCATATGTTTGATACCATGCGTAATCATTTATCTCGCTATCCAAAGTGGTGAACAAAGTGATTAAACTTTGACTGACCACAAGACTATAATCTTCAACTAAAACACCTGAAACAGTACCCCAAGTACCACCAGTAACTGAAATCGTATTGCTCGTTACAGATGTTATTTCATGTTCCCCTGACAGGTCAGTTAGTGTAACTTCATCAAAATCTTTTGATATTGTATCTTTTGTTTGTTGTGGTCGATATAAAGTTGTTGAACCAGTGACCTCAGAACTATAGGTTTCAATCAACTGTAAATCCTGGCCAGTTGTGAAATAGTCCTGTAAATCAACACCCAACTCAGCGATATTATCGAGGGTGAACGTTGCGTTACCTGCTGAACCAACAACAGACCATACAGCATCTTCACCTAGAGTAAGGTCATTAGGTGGTAATAACTCGGAAGCGTTCAAATCATTGGATTCTCTATAAATACCAATCGGTTCATCTATCTCAGTCCCTATTGCTTGCGATGGTGAGCCCTTGCCCGGGTGTGTTCTTGGTTCATAAATACTCACCTGTGAATTAGGAATACTAACGTAAGGAGTGTAACCATCGTAAATATTATCAGTATTGATCTCGTATTTACCTCTACCTACAGCCAATAATAACACTTCAGTTTCTTGGTTGTCTTTACCTATTCTATATGGTACTTGCCACAAAGGAGGGGTGTGTTTAGCCACATGACCAAATACATCATCGATACGCCCGTTGATATTGGGCTCATTATCTGATGCGCCCAACCTGTTAGTTGATGACCCTTGTTTTCTGTTCCCTTCGTTTGGAAGACTGATTTTAGGCGTTAGTGCTATTGCTGCAACAAAAAAAACAGAAGAAATAAGAAGAGCTATCCAAGTTTCAGGACCTTGAGGTATTGTCGAACCGTGAAAAACTTCTATTTCACCCTCAGAAATATCCAAAAAGTAACCGTTAACTGTATCAATTTCTTCACCAAGAACATCACATTTGAAAAATCGAAGGTCGAGTAATTCATCCCTGTTGAAGTCTTTGAGTTTAAGGAAAGAGCTTAAATTATCTACGAAATGTGATTCAAACTCTTTATCTGTTGCTGATTTGAAATATCTGACTGTGACCATTTGTGGAAACTCACTTTTGAATAATATGTTTTAATAGATCCCATGGTCCATTTACATACAGAGCCATGACCTGTGTTTGGTTTAAAGTTATGGTAAACACCATAATCGTGATAAACCCCAATGTGATAACCACCACCCGGATTCATCATTAAAACCAAACAGTGTTCTTCAGGTGATTTAATGTCTGTAAAGTTTTTACGCATCCAAACAAGAAAGGACCTGTCGAACTCATTGACTACAGGTATCGTAACATTCAACTGTTTTTTATACCACTCAGCAACAAAATCAGCACAATTATAGCCGTGTTTCTTGTAATGTTTACCCACCAGCATTACAAGAAACCTTTCAACATAGGTACAAGTGATGTTGTTGCTACAGTACCTGTGGCCTGTGCATTCACGGGTTTCGTGCTTGATGAAATACTGGTACCGACTTCGTTACGGGTTGTTTTGCTTATCTCTGTGCTTATCACCGCAGTTTTCAACTGAGAAATACTCCCATCACGATACATCACATAACCTCGCGATTCGACAACCGGCAGTTCATCACTTTCAGGGTCTCGCAACGCTATCTCACTTGCAATTATGTCATTAACCTGCTGAACATCTATTGTTCGCTCATAAACCATGTCTGCATTACTACTGGCTTGGTTTATTCGCATGGGTGCGTACTCTGCTGTGACCACTTCACTTGTTTCAAGTTCAACATCAATATCATCAGTGAAAGCATGTTGCAAGTGATAGTCTCGACTAAACCAACTGGCTTTAATAGTAATTACTTCAAAAGTATCTTTGATTACCGGTGCATTGGTGTAAATTTCACGTAGCTCATTATCTGTAATTGCCATGTTTATTCCTCGGGCATCGCTTCAACAATGTATTTCAACCCTAAATTGTAATCGTAGAAATCAGAGCCTAACGCCTGATACATCACAAACAGATAATCATCAAGTGCAGTGTTTCTAACGCTAACAATTTCAAGTGTCACAACCAGATCACCATCGACAGCACTTGCGTAACTGTCGTTCCAATCAGAAACAACCTGCACAACATACGGTTCAAGTATAGGTCTATCAGCTCTCAAATGCGCTACGAATCTTTTACCTTCGTTACGCTCAAAAAACAATTTGATAAAGTCTTGTGCTTGTTCTGTTTCTAATCGATATGTAACATCTGCAAGGTATGGTTGATTATAGAACTTTTTACGTTGTCGAGTTAAACCACCTTCAACATTACTTTGTACAATGCCTGTTTTTCTTCGTCTTGAAAAACTATCCACCAGCGGAATAAGAGGTTCACCGCCGAATATTAATTCATCTAACCCTGAAATATCACCTTTAGTTGCCATGGTTAATAGTTCCTTTGTGTATTGTAATTTTTACGCATTGATTTATCTGTCTTGCTCCCTTTTTTATCGACTACAGCAGCAACACCTCTATCGATATTAT